CGCGCATCTGCAGCGCGGGTGTGCCGGAGGGGTCCGCTTCTGGCCTGCGTAGAGCTCCTTGCCTTTGAAGTTGAAGTCGTTATCCATGCATACGACTTGCCCTTCAAGCGCTCCGCAGATTTCGCAGACGCGCTCGTCAGCTGCAGTGCTCCATATCTTCTTGGTGGTTCCCATCAGTCCTTGCTGCTGGGCCTGTCGGATGCCTTCGTCAGCTCCTTTGTTATAAGCAAACGCCATTTCCGTCGTGGCTATGGTGTATGCTCTCTGCCGGTGGAGCTTCCCGGCGTATTTATGAGACGCCTCTCTTGCGTACTTTGCGGCGGTTGCCTCTTTCATTGTCGGGTTGTTCTTCTGCAGCGTCTCCTTGACATGCTTGTAATAATTCATGGTGGCCATGCTCTGCATCTTGTTCAGTCCGATGGTCGGCCTTATGGCTCTCGAAAGCTCATCTACTGACCAGTCTCCGCTGTAGCTTCTGTGCAGCAGAGTGTTTATCGCTTCCCGCTGTTCGTTGCTTACAAGGGTTACCCATTCGCTGCCGTGGGTGTTTATCCAGCTGCGGACGCCTTGCTCCATCGGGTCGAAGAAGTAAACCGGGTATTTGGCTGCGACGTTCGCTGCCGCCTGGTTCATGCTGTCTAACCATAACGGCTTTAGGGTTTCGTTTACAAACGTGGCGTAGTCGTTTTGCCATGCCTGCAGCGTGGCCTCGTCCATGTGGCCGTTCAGGATTGCTTCCCGCAGCTCCTTGTATGTGATTGCGTTCTGCTGGTCTTCCCAGATTCGCGCAAGCCAGAAGGTCGGTTCTGCCTGCCCTGCTTCGATGAAGCTGTTCAGCTGGTCGAGGACTACCTTTCCGGCCTGGGGTATTTTCTTCTTTTTCTTGGCGATCCTTTGCCGGGCTGCTGCCTGGTTAAATTTTAAAGCCATTATTCATCCCTCCCCAGTCGTCGCTTGGCCTCCTCAATAACGACCGGGTCGTCTTCTTCGTCATCGTCCTTGCCGGGGTTCACGTAGCTGCTTGGCTGATACGGCATTCTTGTCGGCATCATGTTCCGCTTGCTGTCGTTGTCCTCCAAACGTTCAGGCAGTCCGCCTGCTTCTCTGACGTAGTCCTCGATGGCGTCGTCCGGTATGATTACGCCTACTCCGGTCATGTCGCGGATAAACGCGGCCAGCTTCTCGGTGTCTGCGTCTTCGATGTCCCCGTGTTCAAGTGTCGGGTAGCCGGTTATGCCATTGAAGTGGTCTCCGTTTAGGTCGATGAGTGCCGGGATCGCCTTGTTGTTGAATGTTTCGCAGATGATGTCGAGGTATGCTCCGACGGCCATTGCGAATAATTTCGTCTTATCGCTTGAAAGTGCAAAGCTGCCGACGGTCTGGTGGCCGAGAAGAACGAAGTCCGCCAGGACGGTCATTGCTATCCTGGTGTCGTATCTTTCGATTATGGCGTTGGTGTCAAACTGTCGCCGTCCTCCGGTACTTAAAAGCTCCAGCTTCCAGCCGCTTGGCATTGATAGTCCTTCCAGGCTGTCTCGTCTTATGTTTTGCACGACCTTGTCTGCTGCGACTCTTATCGCGGCCATGTCCGGGTCGTCATCGTCCCAGATGTTCATTCCTTCCGGGGCGGTCAAAACCGGGAAGCCCGCGAGGTCACGCTCGACGCCGATTCCTTCGATTTCCTGTATGCGCCTCTTGAAGTACCACGGCCTGTATGCGTTCCGGAGGATGCTGCGTCCTTCCGGATTGCCCTTCCTGCTCTTGGTCCTGAAAAGTAGCAGCTTCTCTATGGGTATCTCTATGAGCTGAAAGTCCGGGGGCGGAAGCTGTACCATTCCGACGAGGTTATCGTTGTTGTCGTATCTCCATTCCCAGAGCGTCTCCTGCGCCCGGATCGGCAGCTTCATCCATCCGATCAGCCCATCGTTGTACTTGCTGTTCAGGCGTGGGTCGCGGCTCTTGCCGCTCCTCCGTTTGTACACGAGTTCGTGGGCGCTCCATCCGAATGTCAAAAACGACAAAATCTCGGATATGGTGTCTGTCCATGTGTCCTGCATGTCGTCCATGCACGAATAAATAAAATCGACTGCTTCCTCGTCCTTTGGTGTAAGCCCTGCCGGTTGCACGCTCCATGAGGCTTGCCGGATGAGCATTTCGATGGCGTAAATTATCGCGCCTATGACGTCGTCGTTCTCGCTCATCTCCTTGTAGACGTTTATGCCTTTTCTTCCCTGAAGCTCTTTCAGAAACTCCTCGTAGAAAAAGCCGCCGTATCTCTTTTGGCCTATTCGACCGATTTCTTTTAGGCTGTTGTTCGCCATGTATGTTTCCTCCTTCCTCCGCCTCATTTGAAAAGCGTTGTAATAAAAATGGTTCCTATCCGGTCCGCGTTTCGCCTTTTGGCGTTAACGGTGTATAGGGATATAGGTAATAGGTAATAGGTAATAGGGTACCAGTAATAGGCGAGGAAAGAACTGTGCTTTCCTCATGCTTGCATGGTGCTTGCACCGGGCTTGTATGGTGCTTTGCTGAAAACCTTGTAACCACTGGCTTTTCGACGTGTTCCTTTTTGAAGAATTACGTCTCCGTTGCGTTTTCCGGTTCTTTGTGCATTTCTTTGAAAAACTGCTTTTTTGTCTTTTTGGTGCTCGTCTCGTTCAAAAACGATGGTCTTCCTGTACTCGTCTTGTGCTGGGTTGGTGCTTGTATCGGGCAAGCACTGTACTTGTATGGTGCTTGTATGGTGCTTGGTGTTAAACTCTCCAATAACTCGACTTTGTCAGGGTCTCCTGCTTCGGCGGTCCTGTCGTTGCCGGTTTATCCATTAGGTAAAGAATGCCCTGCACCAGGGCGTCTACCGTGTCCTTGTAGGTTCCTTTTGGAAATATCAAAAGGTCACGGATCAGGTCTTCTACCCAGGGGTGTGTTGCCGGGTCCGGTAGGAATATGTTCCCGGCTTCGAAGTAAGGCGTCACGCTGATGGCACGCTCCTCCTTGCTGCCCTTCGGGTTGAATTCTACCATGCCTGGGATCTCTTTTTTTAGGTAGTCGACAATGGCCGGTCCGTTGGCTTTGTTCTCTATAACCTTCGCTCTGGCCTTTGGCCACTTGCCGGTTAGTGTTCGAACCGCGGCCGCGCTCTCGGTGAATGTCATTTTGTCGTTCACCAGGTCATGGATGTAAATATTGGCTCCGTTTCTTCCCATGACAATACCGGCACATTTGGCGCTGCCTTCGCTTTTGGTGAACGGCATATCCCAGGATTGAATAAGCATGCTCTGGTGAGGTGCTGTCTTGAAGAAATTCCCCAGCCATTCCCTCTTGAAGATTAAACCTTCTGCCGGCGCCGGTGTCTGCTGGAACTGGCCGGCGTATTGAGCGCTTCCCATGGACTTTTTGAGGCCTTCCAAGGTTTCTTTATCGAAACGCTGCGGGTTGAGAAGGTCTCCTTCCTCCCGGATGATTTCCCTGCCGCTTATTGGAAAATGAATAATTGTTCGCTCCGGTGTCTCTGCTGGCAGACACACATGTTCGTATCCCAGCTGCTCTGATAAGATGTAACCGGTCAGGTCGTTCTCGTGTAGCCTTTGCATGATGATGATTATTGCACCTTTTTTCGGGTCATTCAGACGGGTCTGCAGGGTGTTCTTGAAGAAAGCTATCGACGCTTCTCTCTCTGTGGCGCTGTTGGCCATGAGAGGGTTCTGCGGGTCGTCCACGATGATTACGTCTCCACCTTCACCGGTTAATCGGCCGCCGACGCTGGTGGAGAACATCATTCCGTGGTGGTCGTTCTTGAACTCGTCCTGCCTGTCGACGTCGTCCTTGATTTTGAACCGGTCTCCCCAGTTTTTCTGGTACCATGGGCTCCTGATGATATCTCTGCAGAGCACGTTGTGCTTCCTGGATAAGCTGTCACTGTATGAAACCTTGATGAAGCGTTTTTCCGGTTTCTTAATCCATGACCAGGCTGGGTAGCACACGGTTGTCTGGATGGATTTCATGTGCCGTGGCGGGATGTTGATTATAAGCCTCAATATCTCGCTGTTATCCACCGCCTGGAGATACTCGCTTATTAAATCAATGTGCCAGTTCTCTACATACGGCGTGCCTGGTTCGATAACGTGCCACGCTTGTTTGATGAACTCTGAAAGGTTGCGCTCTGCTTTTTCTCTCATGATCACTTCTCGCAGAGTTTCAACATCAAACATCGGACTCTGAATGTAGCTTTTCCAGTAGCTGTTCAAGCTCGGTTAGCTCCTCATCAGATAAACGAGAAAGGTCCAGGTTGTCTGGGTTCTTGACGGTGACCTCCCCTTGGTGAACGACCTTTGCCTCTCCGCTTATCTGTCTATTTTCTGTGGATTCGCCGCGGCTCAATCTTTCGATTTTCACTCCGACATCGACCAGGCGCACGAGGTCGGCTGCGGTGATCTCCTCTTCCGGCATGGTGAACAGCCTCTTGGCTGCTTTGGTGATCATTTGAGAGGCCAGCAGTGCATGGTTCTTTCGCATCTTGATGATCTCTGCCTCGTTCTGCTCTCTGGCCAGCTCATCCAGGTATGCGTCGTATGCAGCTGCTCTGCTTACCCAGTCGTTCTTGGTGCTTAACTTCTTTAAGTGGTCCAGAGAAAAACCTATCTCCTTGGCCAACTTC